GCTCATCTATACAGGTGGGTGGCGGGGTCGTAGTGTAAGGTAGTGATCTACAACAACGACCATAACGAGCGCGTGCAACTATGCTGGAGATAGCAGCAGGTGGCACACGCTGCTACACGTACAACGTGGTAGGCTATCTACACCTAACGCGGTAGGTAGCCACGACGGGGACAATCACCCCCCGCGCGCTCCTTGACATACTAACGACGCACTTAAGCGGTGACGCCTGCAGTAGGATAGTTACACTCAACTGCAAGCGCTCCGATCTCAATCAGGGGGATGATACACCCTAATGAGTGGGCTATGCCCATCGCAAAGGCGCTCACTCGGATAGGTAGGCAGACGCAAAGGCGGTCAATTCAGCCCGCGCGCGCTCCTTAGACGAGCTCAAACTATTAGAGTGTAGTACCCTATGTGCCTCTATGTGGCAGGCCTTACACATCGCCCTAAGGTTGCAGGGGTCAAACGCCAAAGCCTGCATATCATCGGGACGCCCCGCGCGCTCCTCTATTGGGCGTATATGGTGCACCTCGGTGGCTATCGTTGTCCTACCCGCCTGCTCGCAGTCCTCGCAAACGGGGTGCGCGGATAGGTATGCAGCTCGCAAACGACGCCAGCGCCTTGAGTTGATCAAGCGGGTGTACTCCTTAGTCCTGTGCCTCTTCATCTTGGAGGGGGTGGCGGGTGTAACTGGATCGGTCGGAGCGGTGGCAGGCGCAGGCATCATCGTGATGATGAGTACAGTCGCCTCCCTCGTGATGAGAGTTCGTGTGATGAGGCTCGTGATGAGCCAAGTCCGAACGCTTGTGATGAGTGGCTCGTGATTCGTTGAACTTGTCAAGCGCCCAACGCTCGAATGATTCGTAGCTTGTGATTTTCGACGGAGGGCACTGCAAGCGCAAGAGTGATTCGTGAAGCAGGTCACGAGGAGCGAGTGAGTCGCCAGTGAGACGCTCGGCTCGGTCTGCATACTTGTCGTAGAGTGCTTGATAGTGCAGACGGATGAAGCTCTCGTACCACTTCGGAGCATCAGCGTGCGAGGGCGTGGCCTGCTCGCCAACTATTTCCGTTTTGGACATACTTGATACTTGGCCATTGAAAAGAGCGAGCAGGACAGCGGTCTCCTTGTGGCCGTCCTTCTTCCGACGTCGTCTCCGCCCGAACTCTGGAACTTCCCAGTCCGCCAGAGCCTTGAATGCGTCTTGAATGGTTGTGTCGTCAGGGTCTTTCTCTCTCTGCTCTGCATCTTGGAGCAGGCGGATAGCCATAAAGACAGAAGCCTTAAACAGCTGGTGGTTGCTCTTGAAGCCGAAGTGCTTGCGAAGTCGTCTCACCTCTACCGCTGCATCTGCACCTATCCACGTTGTGATTCGCTGGTAAACTGGGTGTTCTTCTTGCGTTGATATATTAGTAGACATATCTCATCGTAGTATATTAGTGTGTTGGGTGGTACGGGCGCAGGCCTGCGGTGCACCACAGAAAAGTTCATTTAGAATTCCGAGGAACTTCCAATAAAATAAAACCGCACCCCCCTTAATCGCAAGGGAGGGCGGTCTTATTGGCTACCTACCGTCTACGAGGTGGAGGCGTAGGTCGATTAGGATTATCCCAGTAGCGAGGAGAGGAGGTGTCGTATCGCTCACCGCTGAATCTATCTCCGTCAAGGACCTCGGGAGAGAGAGAGTCGCTGCTAATCACTGCGGGCTTACGCACTTGGTGATATGTACCGCGCTCTGTACCCATCTGAATATCTATCTCTCGAGAGACCGCAAGCCACTCCATACCCGCGTATCTCCTTAGCGTTGTACGGTGGTGGTATGCAAACGTGCCCGTCAGTTCATAGCCACGCTCTGGGAGTGAGCCGTATATCGCACCGAAGCACTCTGCACGGAAGCCAGCGAGGGTGTTCTGCGTATATCCGCTCGTCTTGTCTATCGCTCCTCGCTCACTCAAGGGCTTACCGTCCTTTGTGTGGATGATAGACGGAGACACAGACACGATGCCATCGCCTGCGGACAGATGAAGCTCCGCCTCTGCTCCCTCTCCAGTAGAAGAGGTAAACACAAAGCGCTCGCGTCTATCCTTAGACAGCTCCTCGCCTCGTCTGCCAATGGCATCAGAGAGCCACAGAGAGGGCGCTTGGCACACAATAGCACTGGGTACACTCCACAGCTTCCACTCTCGGAATTTCTCAAGCGTCTCTCCGTTTCGCTTATAGAAGCTCACATTAGAGAACACTTCAAGCTCGAGGGTATTATATCCTGCTGGAGGAAGCGGAATGTACAGCCCCTCCCCGATAATATCCTCCTCGCTAAATCGCGGATGATTCCACGAAGTACCCCACGACAATTTGTTGTCTCCACCCCCATAGGTAAGATGCGGAGTGTAGTTGGGGTGAGGAGCAGAGTTACTCCACCCAAGCTGGCGAATGCGATTTACATAGCCAGAATCATTGCGCTGTACATCTAAGTCGTAGAGGTACTTCACCCCCTTGTCACCGCGGGCAGTAAGACGGAAGTACAAGCGCACTTCCTCAAACTGGTCTATGAACTTCTTGAACTCTTGTATGCGGCTCTTTGCTCGCTCTCGCTCAGCCCTTGCCTCTGAATAAGTGTACCCCCTTCCGACTGCAGGCACACTAAACACGACACGCTCCTGCGACTTCTCCGACAGAGCTTGATATATATCCTGCGACATAGAAAGGAGCAGAGGAACATCAAGGCGAAGCCCATACCGCCCATCATTCGGCACATCTGGGACTACCATACGCCACGGAGCCCCCATCCTTAGCGGATTGGAAGGAATATCCTCAGATGAGTTCAGCTGGTCTCTATACCACTTGAGCATAGCTATATAGTCCGACAGCTCCGACTCCTCCATCAGAGCCTCGCCTGCGAACGAGTGCGAAAGCTGGTAGATAAACCGACTTGGGTCTAACAAGCCAGCGACGGCCTGAAACTGGGAGACCTGCCCACTCTCATCTACCGCACGAAGTGACAGGTTGTAATGTGGGGACGCAGGTCTTATGCTATTGATCGTGTCGCCAACCAAGAAGAGGGTTTTATCGAGGTAGGCCTGATTTGCGATGCCTGGGGCGAAGCCGTGGATAGACTTCG